TAGATGAAACTACTAATTGTAAATATTGAAGATTAGAAAGATCTACAGAAGCATTATATTGATTAAATACGGCAATCTGTACGGCTGCTGAACGACGTACCCAAATCTGTGGAGGAAGACCTGTCTGTATATCAACAGGAGTTACAGGAGGGTTAGATACCAGCGTAAGCTGGACTTGAATTGGTAATTGCTCGTATGACATAATATTATCTTCCGAAAATTAATACTGATATACAGCTAGAGTTTTCTAATAAACCTAATCCAGAACCACCATTAGGTTCCCAACAGAAAATTTCTAATTGTGATGTTGTACGTAAACCAGTTTTTCCAGTAGTACCGCCAGTAATAACATTATTATCACCACCTACGCTATAATTTCCATTTTGTGTACCTGCGCTACCAGAAAAGGCATAATTACCTTGAGTAAATGTGCCTGTATTAAAGTTAATGATATAATTACCTTGGCCTACATATTGTACACCAGTTGATGAATTAATGGAGCTAGAACAATTTAAGATATTGCAATAACCACCAATATTGGTTGTTCCATCAAAAGTTACCCATGCTTTACAAACATTGTCGCCTTGTATTGATGTGCCTAAAGGCAACCAAGCAGATGGATTAGTAAGTAAACCAGTATTGTTTGAAGATGTACCAGCTTGGCTGACATATATACCTAATGGACCATTTGCAATGTTACTATTATTAACAATAGCATTGTATCCATAATATGTATTACCAGATGAATCCCATTCTGGAATACCACGTTGTGATAAATAAGTTAAGAAGTAAGAAAAAAGATAGAACAATGAGTTCATATCTTCTAATGCAGGTTGATTACTTCCAATTACGGCAGATGCCCAACCACCAGCATAAGCACTACCTTGTATTGTTGTAGGATTAGTGGTATAAGCAGGAGTTGTTGTAGCTGATCCAAATTGACCTATAGCTGTTTGTCCTGATACGCCATAATAGTTACCTGCAAATAATTGAGGTATCGCAGGGGTTGTGAAAGGTAGTTGTGGTTGAGACATAAAATTATTTAACTACTTCGAGTGAAAAGCCACCAGCACCATTAAATAAACTAATAGATGAACCAGTGTCTTGTATTAAAGTTACTTGAAACCAAGTTGGGTTTCCTTGTGCAGAAAGTTTAATTAAACCTGTTGTGGCACTAATATAGTTACTAGCAAAACTTGAATCGCTAGTATCGCAATTACCTGCATAATTGTTACCATTGCTATCTTTAATTTTAATCTGCCTATTACCAGATCCGCTATTAGCTAAATTAAGTGTTATGGATAAACGTATATAAGATGCTCCAGATGGAACATAAATATAAGAAGGAGTAGCTGAAGACCAAGATGTTCCATAATCATCATACACTACATTATTCCAATTAACTGGTGTTTCTGTACCACTTGGAAAACTTTGAGAAGGTGTACCTGTTACATTAACATAAGCACCACCATTTGTAGTTGATAATGTGTTAGTACCATTCCAATAAAGACCTACTAATGTTACTGGAGCTACTTTGCCAGTTGCTCCATTTACTCCTAAAATACCACCTGATGTAGATGAAAATAAACTAGGGTTGTAATATTGATTATTACCAAAATAAGTAGGACCACTAAAATTTGCTACATAGCCAGAGCTAGCATTGAATTGTGCTATTTTGTTAAAGGTAAATCCACTTGATGTTAAAGTAGATGTGTCACCAAAAGTAATAGCTGGACTTGAACCACTACCAACAAATGTAGCCAGTGGTAAATATGAAGTACCATTTAAATACGAAATACCAGTAACTGTTAAATTACCACCAAACGTAGTTGGACCAGCAAATGTATTAATATCTCCTGTGCCTGCTTGTACTATACCATAAGTAGTAGTACCACCTGTTTGTGGAGCAGTATTAATATATAATTCAGTAGCATTAGCCAAACTTACCGATCCAGTTGTAGAAGTAGTACCTAATAATAAATGAGTAAAACTTACATTTGTATAAGCTGAATTTGCAGTAATAATACCACCACTAGCAATTCCATATAAAGCATCGTTGTTTGCTACGTTGGTTAATGTACCACTTACTCTCATTTCTTTTGCAGAACTAGATGATGCAGTAACTACTGGTGTAAAATCAATAGGTTGAGCAGAAGTAGCAGCATCGGAACCAACCTGTAACGTAGTAAATACTCCAGCACTGCCTCCACCGCCACCGCTATTGTTTGAAGTTAAAACACCACCAGATAAAGTTAATCCATTACCTAATCCTAATGTAACTAATTGGTGTGAAGAATTAACATAGGTAAGATTGTTAGTTACCGCAGGAATAGAAATAGTTCCTGTCAATACAGGATTATTAATTGGAGTTTGTTGAGCTAAAGCACACCCAAATAATAAAGGTAAAAATAATAGTTTTAAGTATTTCATATTAAGCGTATGCAGTCCAAACAAGTTTATGATTTGTAGTAGTAATAGTTGATTCGGTGACAGGAGAACTTAGTGCAACAGAGAAACCAGCAGTAGTAATAGAATCAGATACTACATTAGCAAAAATCGTAGTAAGATTAGTAGATGTACACGTTAATGTAGCACTTACAAATGAAGGAGCGGTGCTTGGATTAGGTGTATTAAAAGGTATTGCATAAACACTTGTAGATCCACTAACAAGCATACCAGTAGTTAAAGGAGTGACATTGAAATCAACAACTTGACCACCAATAGCATTTGCTAAAGCAATTTGCGCTGAACCACCAGAATTGTTATCTAGTTCAATAACATCGCCGCTTCTAGTACGAGTTAAAGGTATACCTCCATTAATTTGTATAATGCGCTGAAATGTTGTTGGTGTTGCCATATTATGATCCTACTGATGTAATTCTACCGACGTTACTATAACTTAAAATTCTACCATAAGTTGATGTACTTAAACTTCTTCCACTACCTATTTGTGTAGTAACAACATTAATGCCTACACCCATAGGAGCAGGTAAAAATCTTTCTAATAATGATAAACTTAAAAAAGTATAATTATTACTTACGTTATAAGTTAAAGTCATGTTTTGGTTGTCCGTTAATGTAACAAAGTCTGGTAACAAGTCATTGAGGTATTGTTGAATTGATGCAAGCGTGCCATCGTTTGAATTTAAAATGATCTGTAACTGTATAACTAATCTATATTGATCATCGTTTAAATTGGTGGCTGGTTGTGCTGCATCTGAATAGCTTTCCCAAACACCGCTAGTATTTGTAGTACCAGCGTAATTTCTAAAACCTATAGTGTTACCAGTATTTAAGTAATTGTTAAAACCCCAATAAGGTATTGATGAACCTACTGGATTAATGTTTCTAGGTACACCTACATATTTGCCTATAATATCTAATTGCGGTCCAACGGCAGTATCTATATTAAATGCATTTATTAATAATGTAGTTAAATCATCTGCTAATGCTTGTTTTACCATTAAAGCGGTTAACATCTGTGCATTAGGTTGTTCTGAATACTGGAATATCAATCTATTTACATAGTAATTAACCAATGTAATTAAATTATTACTTGGTGGCGTGCCAGTAGGCGAACCAGCAGTAGGCCAAATTGGAACTACAGTAGGACTAGATGACGTAACAGGATCCCCACTAGCATAAATGGGTACTATGTTATTAGTAGATCTTGTGCCAAAGTTTGCCATTATACTGTAATATTACCAACAGGAAGAGTAAATTGATAATTGAGTCCAGATGCAGCTATGTAAGTCAATGAACCTGGAGTTGATGTTAAACTTATGTTTTCACCACTTACATAACAGTTTGGTGCAAACTTTTTAATTAATGCTACAATAGAACTAGAATCTGCTGCTTGACCAATATTGTAAGTAATAGCGTTTGCTATTAATGTGGCTAAGTTACTTGGTTTTGTACCAGTAATAGCTGTTACTGTAGCAGTAAACCATAAAGGTTGTAATATTGGAGTATCCCAATAAACATTAAATGTTTGTGTGCTTGTTTGTTGTATAGAATAAGAATTTGTATTTGGATTAATATTAACAGTTGGTGCAGATGTGTAACCAGTACCACCAGCAATAACTGTAAATCCAGTTATTTGTCCTGTAGATGCATTAAATGCAGCAGTCGCAGTAGCACCAGAACCACCACCTCCAGTTAATGTAACATATGGAGCGTTGTAATATCCAGAACCGCCAGAGCCTAATGTAATAGATAAAACGCTTGTTCCAGTAAGATTAGCGGTACCACTTGCGCCAGTACCAGAGTTAGTTTGTCCGCAACCAGCATTACGTTTGTTGTAAATTACTTGAGCTATATTGCGAGCTAAAGTATAACCATTAGTTTGTATTGTATTTAAAGAAATAGTGGTAGCAATAATAACCCAAATGCTATGCGGAGGTATTCCACCAACTGTAGTGCTAGAAGCTACATTAGTTGTGTTTTCTTGTACTGATACATAACTAACACCATCAAGCGTTTCTAATCCACCAACTAAACCTTCTAAATAACCTTTACTAGGTAACGATACTGAAATAGCTCTACGCAATCTTAATTGTGCATCTGTTTCTTCGTTTTGACCTAATGATGTATAAGTTGATGCATTATTAACAGAAGAAACCCCATTTGTTACACTAACAACTGTAGTAATAGTACCTACTGTAGAAGAAATTGCTCCTATTAAAGAAGCTTGAAATGGTACAAGCGTATATGTGCCAGATGTAAAAGTTTGAGTCGTTAATAACTGATATTGATTACCAGAACTATCAGCTACTGTAAAAGGTGAAGTAGGTTGCTGATCAATTCCGTACAGTGTTACGTTTGACGTAATTACTAACGTCATTGGTTGCTGAGTATAAGTACCAGCTAAACGTATAACACCATTGATAGCACAACGCTGATCTAATGTAACACCTATAGCTTGATCTGGGTCAAACGATGTATATGCAGTAACAATTTGCTCTAAAACATCTAGTTTAGCTTGAGCAAATATATTGATTAAATTGGCATCAGGCGAATTAGGCTGTACGTTTGCACCTGGAAATATAGTTAAATATCCAGGAAAATCTACGGAACCATATTCTATCTCACTGATGATTTCATCAATGGTTTGGATTTTAAGACCGTTTATATCAAGTGTGTTAGGAATAGGTATTAATAGCTGGACTAGGACTTATATAGAAATCGTAGTCGCGCTTGAAACGCTGGATGAATAAATGGTGGAAATGTTATAAGTTAAGGTCAACTGTCTGGTAGTATTATTTAAATTAGCACTTACTGAATTAATACTTATAACTCCATAACAATTAGATATAATATTACGGGTTTGAGCTAATATAGCATTTTCGGTGTTTTTATTACCTAAAAGGTTAATCCAATCTATACCAAAGTTGGTATACCAGAAAGCATCGTTTAAAAAGGTGTTTAGGGCAGTTTGTATGTTTAAAGCTATGGCGTTATTGCCTGTAGCATAACTTGCCAATCCTTGCCCAAATAGCCAATCGCCAGAGCTTGATATAATGTTAACAGTAGGAACAAAAGTATAGCCAGAGCCTTTATTCGTAACAGTAATAGTACCTATTTGACCAGATATGATATTAGCTTGTGCGGTAGCATTAATACCCCCTCCTCCAGTAATAGTTATGGTAGGTGGGCTAAAATAGTTCTGACCATTGGTTAAAACATTGATTGCCGTAACATAACCACCAGATACCTTTGCTATAGCAGAAGCACCTAAACCGCCTGTTGTCAGGCTTCTAAATATCATTGAGGGTGAACTCATTTAAGAAGGGCGGTTATTGCATTAGATGCGGTTGTGATTTGAGTTGTACAGTCAGGACCTGTTTTTGCGTTTAAGGCAGTTAAAGCAGATACTACGTCTTGAAGTGCAGTCAATAAACTCGTTGTGGCATTAGAAATGCCTATTTTGGTCGTTCCTAACGATATTAAAGGGCCAGTTGTACCAGATGACCCATAAATCTGAGTATCTGTCGTAGAATAGCTAGGAAGCGATGCTGGCTGGCTTCTAAGCCCTACTATGGCTATAGCATCAGATAGGTTATGTAATCTATTGCTATTAGGGGGTAGCCCTGTAGTGCCTGATAACCACCAAGTATCCATATTTCTATCTAAAAAGATTAAAGCACACGTATCTCCTTTATTTATAGGAAAAGTAATAGCTCCTCCGCCTCCACCTAAGCATACTATTGGTACCCCTAATAGTTGAGGATACTGGGCTACAACTGGGGTAGTAGTCGAATCAGCATTGGTTAAGTTCTGTAGAACTATACCCATATTGATGGTTATATCCGCAGTCTGGGTGGTAGGATAGAAATTAACTATAGTGCCTGCTTGGGCACAAGCTAGTGCAGCCATCCATTCCCTAGCTGATTGATTTAATACCAGCTTAAGATCTGGATAAGACCTTGGTAGACTAATTGCTAAATTTGTTTGCTCAGACATATTATTGTGGAAGTACAGTATTACCTGAGAAAGTGGTAGCTCCGTTAGGTCCTAAGTATAAGTTAACGGTTGTGGTCAGAGGACCGTTTACAGAAGGCGATATTATACCCTCGTGGGTTATTCCCTGTACTGGATATATGTTATTATAAATAGGTATATCTTCACTAATTAACTGCACTTGTTGTCCAAGGGTTAATCTAGGCTCAAATAACATCTTTACTTGGATAAAATTACCTTGGCGCATAGGTATATCCAATAATCCTGTAGCAGAACTTATAAGAAATATCTGATCGTTAATTTTAAACGAATCACTATTACTTAGTACCTTTAATTGATTATTATCAATGGTGGCGTTTACGCCAGAAGGTAATAGATTTTGTATTAAATTATAAGTAGGTCCGCAGAATACCGATGCACGTTGATTAACAAATTTAGGTACAGTTCCTATAATAGGTGTAGGAAAAGTTTTAATTAAATCACTATTAAGCCTTATAATTGTATCACTTAATGTAGATTTAGCAGGTAACGTAAAATTTGAATAGCTATTGGCTTGAGCAAAACCACCATCAAATGCTTCGATTTCTGTTACAATATTATTCCTGCCTACCCTTGTACTGTAAGCTTGGCGTACATTCCCATTAAATATTAAAGGAACAAACTGGTTTTCGTAACCAGCCCTAAATTGTATTTCTGAATAAGCAGCACCATTAAACCATTCTTTGTAAATAACATCTCTGGTTTTTTCGGCTAGATTGTATATCTTAAAATTAGCAGTTTGTGCAGTAGCTAATATCTCACGTTTAATTGAAAACTCTACAGTAAATGGAGAATTAATGGTTAAGCTATTTTGAGCATAACTTGTAAA